TCAAAACCAGCAAAGTCATTTCTTTTTGACTTCGGAACCTTCAGTTCGTTTTGCAATTCTATTAGTTTTTTCATTGTGCTAATGTATGGTTATTAGATGATATATCCTACTTTTTTGTCAATATTTTCAAGCTCAACACCTATGGTAAATTCATCAGGTTTTGGGATTCTTACATCAAGCATTTTCACATTATTGTTTGCCCGTTGATAATATCTCATGTATCCATTCCCAGGGAACTCAATCTTCTCTACCGATTCTTTTCTGAACTCGTTCTTTATCTTGTTTTCAAGCTCTCGTTTCTCTTTATCAAGGTTTTTAATCATAGCTTTAACTGTCTGAAGTCTTTGAGCTTTGTCCAGTAACTCGTCATCACCCTGCATAATCTCCTGCTCTACATTGTGAGTTTCAGACAGGAACGTTGAATAATTTTCGTTAGCGTCTGGTTCAGGTTCAAGAGATTGAATCATCCCCATCCAATGCTCGTACTCTTCAATGTCACCCTCTTCCTTAGCCTGTTCTGCTTGAATAAGAGCCTGTCTTCCTTGAAGGACCCTACCCCAAAATTGGTAAGTTTCCTCCTCTATCATTTCAACAATAGCTTCGTTTCTATGTATTGGGAATACCTTGAACCCTCTGCCGTCAATAAGTATAGCTATCTCAGCGTAGTCACACTCCATTATCATCATCTGTTGGGTTACCTGTAAAATATACATGTCAGGAACACCTTCATATTTCTTGTAGACAAAACCATTCATGGTCTTGATTTCCAACGGGCAGTTCTTTGTTGTAACCTCGTTCGAAAGCGTTCCATCATCATTCAATTTCCGTGAACCTTTAACGATCATCCTGTCTATGTTGCAGTACAGGTGAGGATACTTGGGGTTCTGAATGAATCCAACAAGACTACGTGCCTGACGTATTATCCTTTCATTCTCAAAATTCTCCATATACCCATCCTCTGTTCCGTCATAGTAACGCCAAAGGTTAGCAACGTATTCCTCTTGGTGTATTCCGTGAAATGCAGGGGCAGACATAGTTCTGTCTGGCTCCATAGTTCCTACCTTTTCATAAAACAACTGCATCGGTGTCGGTTTGTAAGGACTCAACCCACACACAATAGCTGCGGTAGATGCTCCTAAACCGTTTTTCCGATGCTCGTACCATTCAGGTGTTCTGTCTTCAATTTTTTTTATCCAACTTCTTTTCATGTGTATTTTGTTTGTTTTCGTTTGCTAATTTAATTATTCAGATATCAACCTATTTACGACCTAATTTAAAATGGAACTTCTTCTTCGTTATCATCTTTGTAGGGTAGCCTAGATTGTTTCATTGCATCTGAAAAACCAGACTCAGGGACCACAAAGGCAGTTTTGTCTTCATCAAACGGAGTATAATCCCCATCATAAAACCTACGCTCAAGTACATTGTACGTGAGAATGCACTCACCCGTATTACCGTTTATATTCTTCTTCTTGATTTTCTTAGAGAAAAACTGAGAGGTTGTATTGCTTGGTTCTGAGTTATAATACGGCCTGTGAAAAATCAACAAGTTGTCTGTCTTGTTTAAAGTCATAGCTCCACCAGCTATATTGTAAACACCTGGCGGCTTGTAATCTCCCGTTCTTTCGTCCTTCGTCATAGAACCGTTGGGGTGCATTATAATTAGCATAAAGATATTATTTTCTAAAGCAAACTTTTTTTGAACTCTAAAGAACTCTTGAAGATATTGGTCATCCCTAACACCGCTTCTAAAATCCCTTACAAGAGCATTGAAAGGGTCAATTAAACAACCATCAATATTCTCCTTAATCATTAATTCTACGAATTTTCTATTGATGTACTCTTGTGTCGGAGCCTTTTCATCAGGGTAGATAAAGAAAAAGTACTTGCTTATCTTTTCAGCAGCCTCTCTGTAGGTGTCTTCTGACATTTGATTGCTGTGATGCTTATGAACGCTCATGCCAACATAAGTATGTATAAGTTGATTAAAGAAGGATATTGGAGGATAGTTCTCAGGGCTAAACACTGCCCATTTATAGCCATCTCTTAACGATTTAATGAGCATTAACTGTAAGATGAGTTCTGTTTTTCCATAATTAGCAACACCAAACATCACAGTTATCTCACCTCTACACCATCTCCATCTTTCATCTATTGACGGGAAGTATGTTGTCTCTCCTTGAGTATCTCCAGAGTGAAATGTTTTAATCATGTCAGGAAAGATGTCATTTAGATAAATAACATCCTCCAGCGGTCCATCCAATGATTCAAGCTGTTCTTCAATACTTTCTCTTGTTACGGAGTTAATGAGCCTGTCATCTTCTGTAAATTCAGCAGTACCAAAATCAGAGATGTAATTTCTATAGACTGAGTTAAGAATAGCATCAAGTTCCTTTACGGTAAAAGAGCCACCACAGAAGTCTCCAATCATAGGGTTTCTAATGTCCTCTTTAGAAAGTCCAAATCTCAAACACCCACAAGAAAGTTTGAATACAAAGTTATTTCTGTTTCCCTCAAAGAATCCTTCTCCTTTGTTTATCATCCACTTCTTAAGCTTTTCATAAACAGTGTTTTCAGTTGTTTTTAATACAGGAACGTTGTCTCTTTTTTTCTCAATGAACCTGTCGTATACTTCCCATTTCCTAGCTACATAAATGTTAGGGTCGTAAGACTCAAAGCAAACCCTACTAAGATTTCTTCCTGAAGGGTCCAATCCTTCAAAATCCTCAAGTAGCGCATCAAAATGTTCAAGGTGTCTTTCTGGGTTAGATATTTCAACTAACGCTTTCACTCCATTTCCACTTGGTGATACCCAACAAGAAACCACATACTTGTTTTTCTTAAGCTCAGAAATTTTTTCTTTTATATTGCAGTAGTCGAAGTCTAAGCAGATTAAACCGCTATATGAGATGATGTTGTTGTCGTTCCTAGACTTAAAAACACCAGAGAAAAGAGGAGAGGGCAGGCTTTTCTTAATGCGCTCCCTTTCGTCTCCAGTTCCTAACCTCCGTATTTCTTCAACCTTATCCTTGCTCTTTCCCTTTTTTATGCGACTAAGAGCCTGTCCTACAGTAATTATGTGAGAAGAATCTACATCAAACAGGCTCTCATAAATACTTATCTCTTTCTTGAATATTTCGTTCATTTCAATATTTCTCGGTAAATGTACATTAGTTCAGCGTCTTTTGACTTATAACTCTCGAACCTTTGAATAGTTTTGATGCTGCGACCAGATAGGAAAGCTATTTCACTTTGCGATATTTTTGACCTACGGAGTTGTGTTAGTTGCTGAACTTTTGAACACCAATGAAGCTCAAAATCAGTTTTAATAAGTTCAATGGCTTGTTTATCAGTTTTTTGCATCGGTCTTTTTTGTCGTTACGATTAGTAAGTAGTTATGCCTAATATGGGCTACGTCTGTCCTTCGATTGAAAGTTTGTGCAGGAAAGTTTTTTAAAAATGCCCCACCGCACTTTTGTTTTTTCAAAACAATTTAGGTTGTGTTTCTGCTTCATAAATTCGTTTTTCTGCTATTTTAAAATATTGTTCACTCATCTCAATTCCAATAAATGAACGGTTTGTGTTCTTACAAGCTACACCAGTGCTTCCGCTTCCCATAGTCAAATCCACCACTAAATCATTTTCGTTACTAAAAGTCTTTATTAAATCCTCCAGCAATAAAACAGGCTTTTGCGTTGGATGGTAGCCGTTGTAATCCTTTTTGTATTTCAATATATTGCTTTTGTATTTATTGCCTTCCCATAGGTTAAAAGTGCTTGGGTATTTATTCTTATTATTATTCAAAAATTCGTTTTGTGCTTTTTCAATCTCCACATAAGTAATTTTAAACAATCCAGTTAGTTCTTGTAATTGCTTTAAATACTTTTCGTTGGGTGTTCTAAATTGCATACCTTTTGTAAAAAAATGGCTTGCGTGTTTCGTTCCTAATTTTTCACAATATTCTTTTACACTAATCCTACTTTTTACAAATTCAGAATAAAAATAATCTTGCAAAGGGTGTTCTGTTTTATCTTCCACCAATTTAGAGAACACCAAAACATCTTCAAAGTAACTAACCATATTTTTATTTGCACCCAGCGCCACCGCAAAATTATCTTTTTCCCAAATGGCACGATATGAAAAAGGCACGTTTGATATTGTTTCGTTTATTAATTGCGTTGTGTATGGTTCCTGACTAAATAAAACCATTTTACCGTTCTTTCTTAAAATACGGTTTGCAATTTCATAAACTCGTTTTGGCTCAATAACAAAATCCCATCCGTTTATTCCAAGTTTACGACCTCCATCAGTGTTCATATTTCCATACGGTAAATCAGTCAATATCAAATCAACTGAACCGCTTTCTATTTTATCGCTTTCAATTAAGCAATTTCCGTTGTATAGTGTTATTTTATTTCCCTCGCTTCGCATTTTTAAAAAACTTTCTTTAGTGCTTCGATTTAAGTTTGTGCTGTAAATCCGCCCATACTAAGGCATAACAATGTATAAACGGCATTAAAACGACCGTTTATACTCACCGTTGGCAGCAATAACTACCGAACACGAGCAACATAATTCTTTTCAATCTCTTTAGCTGCATCTGATTGAGCTGTTACAGCACCGTCTTGCCACGCCTTATTAAGTTGCTGCTCTTCCATTTCCTTTGCTTCTTTAAGGAATTTTTCACGCCATTCATCGGCTGTACCTGCTGAAATCTCATCTCTGTTACGCATCCAAGTAATGTAGTTATACCTTTCTGCTAAAAATTCTACTGCTGTCATAATTAAACCGTTACTGCTGCCAACATTGTATAACCGCAAGTGGGGCAGCGTGCCAGCTTGCAAGGTCATTGCTCTTTTGTTGCTTTACGTCAGGTCGATAGGTCAGAGCATTTAATCCCCACCTGACGGTTATACTTTGCCGTTACAGGTAATACTACGTCCATTGGTCAGCTATCGCCTTCGCTATTCCTTCAAACGTTTTGCTTCGGGCTTTTCCTCTATCTTTGTAAGGTATTAAGCTAGTTTCCCAAAACCACTTACTCCATTTTCTACCCGTTCCGCTAGTTACATATTCAGGTTCTACTATTTCAGTCGGCTGCAACTTCGGTAGGTTCTTCAACCATAAGCAAGTCGCTTTAACCAGCGGGTGTCCAAATTGGTAAGGTTGTATAATTTGTTCGGGCTTTCTAATCTCACTACTAATCATACTTATTGGGTTCTCAATAGCTATTTTATCTATTGGCGCATCCATTAAAGCCTTTACAAATTTTAATGCAGCCTCCTTTTTTTGCCACCTATCTTCGTTCCTGCTTCCGTCTTTGTTGTAAAGCCACCTAGCTCCACTAACTGCAAGGTAAGTGCAGGGTGGGTGCGCTATCATCATATCCCAATGTTCATCGTAAGCGGTTTTTAGCGCATCTCCTTTTATATGCCATTCGGGATGCCCTCCGCTACACTCCTGTACATCACAAGAGTATGCTTCGTGTCCTAGTTTTCTTAGTTCTTTTGTTACCGCTTGGCTCTCTTCGCAAGCTACTAAAATTTTCATATTTGTTTGTTTTTGTTATTTAATCCGTACTACCTGTAACACAGGGTATAAAAAACTTCGCTACGCTTCGCATTTCATACCCACGTCCGTTGTAGCACATTTTAGAACGGCAATCCATCGCCTGAGCTTTCAAGATATTTGCGCCTAAATCTGTACCACCAAATAGCACCTTCTACATATTGCACATGAAACCAAGTTTTGTTTTGTATGCCAATTCTAAAACAGAAGTTCACATATAGTATTTCAAACTCAATCAGCATCTTGTTTCGGTACGGGTATAGTTCTTTATGCCTTCTGAAGCCGTACATATTTAGCGATAGAAGGTGCTTATATCGTTGGCTAAATAGCTGTGTCGGAAGCAAAACAAAACCCAATCTTGGCGCAAATGCGTTTGGTTCTCGTTCAAACCAACATCGAAAAAAACGTGCTACAACATTGGCTATACTCCATGCCTTTTTTTCGGGTCCAGTAAGTGTTGGTACTTCGTTCATAGTTCTATGTTATTTGAAAATTTCGTTCTCGTTTCACGGCACGAGAGCATAGCCGTAGACGTTGTGTGCAAGTGCTACCGAACTACTAATCCAATAGCCTGTGCATCTAATTCTTTTTCTTTTCTTTTTTTCCAACGCTCAAAAAAATATTTTCGTCAATAGCGTTCAGATATTTAATCAAACTATCCACAGAATATCCTTTTTGCCCTTTTTCAATAGTTGCAGGTAAAGAAGGGTGTATTCCTTTCTGTTCCAGTTCATAAGTCGAAACCCCACACTCTTTGCGCAGGGCTTCGATTTGCTTTCCAATTTCTTCTTTAGTCATTATAGTTCGATTTCGTTTGCTCTCAAAATCTCATTAACTAAAGCCTCTTGTGCTTCTTCTCTGCTTTCATAGTATCTTCCAGAGTTATCCTCATCATCATAGCAATCATCAAATGCTGCATCAATTGCCATTGTGTTAGTGGTAGTTGTTTTAAACTCTTGCCCATCCATTTCAATAGAAATGCTAAAGTGTCCGTAACCAGTTTTTTTGCTTCTTAAAGTTTCGATTAAATTTTTCATTTTGCTTCGTTTTAAATTGTTATTGATTAATTATTACACTACAAATATACGAAGATGTTTTATATCTGCAAACTTTTGAAGATATTTTTTTTCAAAATATTTTTGCCAACGCTCAAAAAAGAAAAGAAAAAGGGTCAGTTAATAATTCAAACTTTTGTGCTTTAAAGTCGCACCAGACATACAACAATGTATAACACACATTAAAACGATGTGTTATACTCAACGTTGTAGGTAATAAGCCTACTTGCGTTTTGCGGTAATTTCAAATACCACTTCTATATCTTCACCCTTTACATCAATGCTTCCAGATAAAGTTGGAGATTCCACGCCACCGTCAAGTTTTGATATTAAAATTGAGCTAATAGCATTCAGCAATTCAGGTATTTGCTTTTGTTCTTCCTTTGTAAAATCTAATTGTTTTCCCATAATACTTAAAGTTTTTCGTTTTAAATTCCGTAGGCTTACGTACCCACAACACCGCATAACCACAAGCCGCAACGATCATGCACGGTAGGCGGCCAGATGGTTATGCCTGTACGTTAGTAGCAAGCGGGGTAAGTGCTTCGATTCAAACTTTCTGCGTAATTGAAAGAAAAAATAAAAGCCCCACCCACTTTAAGTTTTTCAAACTTATAAAGGTTTGTTCACTACTACTATTTTACCACCTACCATTGTTCCACTCTCTTTGAAAGTTCCTTTTTCAATGTCAATTACTTCCGCTTCAATTTCATCAATCCAGTTTTTAAATTCAACCTGCTTTTTTTGGCTTCCGTTTATCCAGCTTTCAGAAGTGATACAAACCAATCTACCACCACGAGATAAACATTCGTACATTTCTTTTAAATGGTCAATATCTTGGTTTTTGGTAAATGGTGGGTTTGCAATTATCTTGCTGTAAGTTTTGCCATTGTGGTTAAAAAAATCATTACCAATTAAATTGAAACGTAATCCACTTTTGTTTAGGATAATAATGTTTACATCCATCAACTCAAAGCAATCAGGTATAACATCACAAACTTTATTTATTGCCTTTACGATTGCTCCTTGCCCTGCACTTGGTTCTAAAATAGTATCGTATTGTTTTAAATCAGCCAAAAAAACCAATTCATCAGCAAGTTTTTCAGGAGTAGCGAAAAACTGAAATTCTTTTTTAAGGTTTCGCTTATCTCCATTAGCCACTTGGTTTAATAGGTCGGTCGGGTCTGTAGCAAAAACAAACCCTGCCACTTTTCCACCTTTCCATTTTCCACCAATCAATTCAAGAGCTTTTTTCACTTCTAAATACTCATTGCGGTCAAGTTGAACATTAGGGAGTTTAACTACATTTCCTTCAACTGTACATTCTTGTAATACTTGTTCTTTTGTCATTTGTTTATTTTTTAAGATTTCCCACCCTTCGCTTTTATTTTTTTAGTGCTCCGTAGCAACGGCAGTGGGTAAATATCCGCCAGCTACTAACACGTTGTATATGTCAGTTTTGCCAATTGGCTTTTGTACTTTGAATGAGAGTATGTGTGTGGCAAAACCGAACACATACAACCATTCGTTGGCAGCAATAACTACTTTCGCCACCTAATCAGCAATTCCTTTTTACCGTTGTATTTTGTCCTATCTGCATCACGCTCAAACACTTCCTTTACTTCTATCTCAGCATTATCAAGCAAGATGCAAACCCAAGCGTGTTCCTTATCATCAATGTGATGTGAGCGTGTCCGCAATCCAATTTCATTAAGTGCTTTCAATAAAGGAATTGCTTCCTTATTCGCCACAAATTCACCATCCCCAAAATCAACTAATTCGTGCCTATCACCTATTTCGTGGTGGTGATTGCAGTGTTTGTACTTTTCTGTAAATTTTTCCATAATATCCCGTTACTGCTGCCAACAATTGCTATAAAACATAGGGCAGTCAGTGGTTATACAAATTGTAGGGTTGTTTTCAACTCTTCGGTAATTCCGAACGGTTTGGCTTCGCTATGCCCTACGTTTCATAGCAGAGCCGTTGTGCAACATAGCTACACATCTGTTTTCAATTCAAGTTCTCGACCTGTAATCGCAAAAAATAAATTCTGCAATTCATGCACATACTTGTATCTAAACCATTCCTCATAAGGGAATAAAGTCACCTCTATGAATCCGTTTTCATCACCACTACTAATTGATAAATCACAATACTTATTGTTGTTCAATTCAAGTGTGTAATAATACCCACTATCATCGCTCAA